CTAACCAAAATTACCTTTTTCCCAGCCCTGGTTCCAAAATAGCCCCCAATTGGGCGTGCCCTGATGCGGCGACCAGCCCGTGAATTCACCATAGGAGACTTGATATGGCACATGAGTATTCGCTCTCAGATGTACTTGAGAGGATGTACGAAAATCAGCTGGCCCTTGAAGCAGCTGTAATGGAGCTGACATTGCGGCTCGAAACACAAGGCTCAATAGATGCAGGTGAAAACGTACGCGGCGCCTTGGAAACGATTGGCGAGAATGCAGGGCATATCAAGCAAGGCCTGGCCCGCCTCAAGAAGCGAGGAGCCAATTAGGCTCGTGCCAGTTTGTGAAATTCTCCCACACCGCCGAGCCCCTTATAGCTCGCGGCCTGCGGCCGGATCTCGATGCAATGGAAAGCAGTTCCATGCAATGGAAAGCAGTTCCATGCACTGAAAAAATGGATATGTCTCGTTCTGGAAAGTCGCTACTTTTCTGGATTTTCACTCGTTCCGCCCAGTGATACCGGGACGGCAGCCCTTTCCTTTGGTTCTCCAGGACCTCACGTCGTTTTGTAACCACGCTGCACTTCTTAGCAAAACTTAGCATTTTGTGAAATTGTCTTTTCCCCAAGCGAGCCCGCGGTGCGCCTGGCCTGCAGCGCTGAATGCACAACCCTCGACCTTTGCACAAAAAACGGACGTAGAGCCCGTCGGCGGGAGGGGGATAAGTGCTTTTTCCGTAGTTTTTTCTCTGCCTGGAGCTTTTCATTGATACATGAGGATAATGGTCCCTGATAGCGTTACAACTGCCAGAGAACCATCACCATTATGGTGATGGTTGCCGAAGAGGGATCTAATGTGGATACGCAGCTAATGCCGGTGCCCTTCTATGAGGACACGTTGGTTATCGTTCGTAAGAATGCCGAGCCATTCGTTGCTATGAAATCGATCGTAGAGGGTATGGGCCTAGCTTGGCAGGTACAGCATCGCAAGATCGTCGAGAAATTCGACTCTACAGTGTCGGAAATCGACACGGTTGCAGAAGATGGAAAACTCCGAGGAATGACCTGCCTTCCCCTACGAAAACTCCCAGCCTGGCTTTACTCGATCAGCCCCAACAAAGTCGCGCCCGAGCTGCGTCACAAAATTATCCGCTATCAGGAGGAATGTGATGACGTCTTGTGGGACTATTGGTCCAAGGGCAGCGCCACTCGCGTAGCTTTACCAAACGTATCGCAGCACATCGCACTTTCACGTCACCGGTTGACATTGCTAAAAGAGTTACAGCGCTCCAACGACGTCGGAGTGCGCGCCGCAGTACACGAACAACTCGCGCAGACGTCTCGACTGTTGGGGCTCTCGGTACCTGAGCTACTGATGATCGGAAAGGGTGATCCTTTGCCTGAGGCTTCGCTTAAACCGTTATGGGACGCCCTAGAAATACTCGACCGTCAAGGTGAGCGATACAATCATGCTCCTTGGTTAAGTGGGATGATCTATTTGAAGCTGCCGCATTTAAAGGCGCTTTTCAAAAAAAACGGCATCGACCTGCCTCTGGACGCAGAAATGCGGCGAGCAATGAAAACGAGTAAGCACCCGAAGTTTGTCTCTACGGGCCCCAAAGGCAGCTCAATTGAAGGCAAAACGATTCGTTGCTGGATCTTTGAAGGACCTCTCAAACCCGAACCCAGCCTTGGTCATATCATTTCCGGTTAAAAATCGGCTTGGTCCCCTTCGCGACACCAATGCATCGCACAAACCGGCGGCACGAGCCCCGTAGGCGGGAGGGGGATAAGTGGTTTTTGACAGTTTTTTTAAATGATCAAATTCAGCAAAAATAATGATTTTGAATTTTGTGGCCTAATGCCATATCATCAAAATAATAATCGCCTAAAAAATCGACCACATAATTCATCAAGGAACGAATATGAATCTCAACATTGGACAAATAACACTTATTGATTTAATAGGAATGCTGGAGCGCAAGGAAGTAATCATCAATCGAAACTATCAAAGGGGTTCGGATATATGGCCAGCTACAGCGCGCAGTTATTTTATTGACACCATTTTACAAGATTTTCCTTTTCCTAAAATTTATCTATATCAAGCATTCAGTAAAGAAACCAATAAACCGTACAAAGAACTTGTTGATGGACAGCAAAGAATCACCACAATACAAGACTTTTACCACAACAAATTTGCACTCAGCAATACATCAAAGAAATTTAAAGGACTGAAATTCCGCGATCTAGACGAAGCAACTCAGAAAATATTCGTCAGCTACCAGATTGAACACTCCACTATATTAGCGGCGACGCGGATTGAACTGCTTGAAATGTTTCGCAGGATGAACGCTTATACAGCCCCACTAAAAGAAGCTGAAAAGCGACACTCGACCTATCAAGGATCATTTAAATGGTTTATAGCTTCTATTACGGAAGGCTTTTACTCGCCATTACTTGAAGCTTTTGAGGTGCTCACGGAAAAACAAATTGCCCGCATGGGAGATGCCGAATTCGTATCAGATTTAGTAGTAGTACTTGAATACGGAGTACAGACAAAGAGAAACACAAACATCGAGAGACTTTATAAAGAATACGATGAGAATTTCCCTAAAGAAGTAGAATATGAGAACATCCTCATAGAATTCTTTTCAGTATTACTGAATCCGCTAGGGGGGATAAGAGGATCCTTCATCACCAAGTCATATGTTGTGCACTCACTATTTTGTGCTTTCGTGGCAATCAGGTATGGTTTTCCAGGAAGCGAAGAGTTCGTGAAGAACCCAAATAAAAATTACAACATTGATTACGAATCAGCTTTACCCAAGTTATTAGAGCTTGCAGAAGCACATGAGAACCAAGAAGAGGATGGTCCTCATAGACGTTACGTTGAAGCTTGCACGTCCAGTACGACACAGCAAGCTCAGCGTAAAATTAGGATTCACACTTTGGTCAAAGCTCTGCTGGGTTAAAACTATGAGTTTTCATCGTCTAAATACTTGGATGTCAAACCGCATAACTAAATACAGTGTTCGAGCCGATTTTCTACAAAGCCAACTTGGACAGATACCTAGTTGGCAGCATAGATATTTGACAGAAAGTCTCGTATCTGACATCTGGCTCAGTTGGTGTTGGTTTTCTAGAATTTTAATTCATAAGTCTCTTAGGGGAACAAAGGCTAGAGACAACAAAGTTATTAGCGGCCGGAATACTGATAACAGTTGGCAAAAAATAGGGCATGAATGTTCTAAAGCCTCTCAAGCTAAAAACCATAGCTCCCCACTCCCTGCTGGCTTCATGATGAGACGAGAGCCAACCTGGGGCGACATAAGTTCTTTGATAAAAATCGTAAATGCTTTAGCTCCAGCGAACCGTACGCAACTACTTACAGCCTTAGGATTACCATTCAACGGTCCGAAACACATTCAGCAAGTAAGAAACTGCGCTGCGCACAAGACGATCGAGAACTTAATTACGCTTCGTGCGGATTTTTCTTTGTCGTATACAATATCTAGCCTAGCCACGCCGTACGATATCGTATGGGCCAATAAGGTTGGCACTGCTGATCTCGCTATTGACTTATGGCTAAACGAGATAAAGACAATAGCTGCGATAGCCACTGAAAAGGCATAAAGCTACAATCGACGCAATTTAAATCAGCCCCTTAGGACAATCCATCCCAGGGGCAACCCCTAAACATATTTATAACTACTTCACTATAGACATGGCGTATATTCCATTGAATATCAAAGCGTAATGAGCTTCAGTTTATAGTTCAAAATAATGGATTTCTCTGCATAAGCCCCAAACTCAGCGGAATTATTTGGTGCTGGCGAGGGCCCATGTGTATGACTCATAAGCTGAGCGTTCATCTCCTGAACTAAGTCTAGCAAGGCGCAAAGCACCTGCAGGACGTTCACGCTCTCTGACCCCAACCAAGTCTTGGGCGCCACTAGCCGCTGGCTCACCGCCGCCACGCTATGGCGCAGGCCCTGAATACTTTCCTCCATGTCCCCACCCACCGTGGCGTTATGCTTCTGCCCCACCACCAGGTTTAGGTCCCGCCCGGTTGCCTGGTGTAGATCATCCACAGCTGCCAGGCTGGCAGATCCGCCCGACAGCAGCTTGAGCGCGCCCAGAGCTTCTATCGCCTTGATCCCTCCGACTGACTCGGTGGAGTGGTCATCCACCGTTCTGGTGTGGTTCTGGAACGTCTCCTTATTGCCCATCGCCTCGACTTCCCGCTCGATCGCTTTGTCGCGGATCTTGCCGTCCGTTTGGCGCAGCCAGTTGCCGTCCGCGTCGACACGCTGCTGACAGGCCTCGCTGTGCTGCCAAACCTGATCACCCTTCGGTACGCTGGGCATGCTAAGGCCATGGGGCAAGATGGTTTGGATATAGGGCTTGTTAGGCAGGCCGTAGGCGAAGCACACGACAACTTGGGTTCCCTCCTCCGGTAACGCATAGATGCCCATTTCCTCGCCGCCGGTGGGCAGGGGCAGTGGCACGCCGGCCAGGATCGGCAACTTGCTATCTGGTTCGCCGTCCGGCCCCATGACCTCAATATCGACCGCATAGCGCGGACGGAAGTCGTCACAGATGCCGGCGCCGGCCGGGGCGTCGGCCACGGCAACAACACGGGCAAAGCGCGGAAGGTGGTAGCCACCGGTGAGTTCGGGAAATTGTCGTTCTACGCTGCGTCGGATTGCGTCGTCCATCGGATGGCCATCTGGTTGTCGATGAGCGCCACACTGGTGATGCGCTCGCCGTGATTGATCGTTGCACCTGGTCGCAACCCGGGAAGGGCTGCAATCATTGCGCTTTGGTTGCCCTGGTAATCGTCGAACAGCTCCACCGGCAGCTGCAGCGGCGCACGAACGCCAAAGAAGCTGTCGGCCCAACTGCCCACGAACACCTCCCCGTCACCCTGCTGCTGCCAGATAAAGTCGGGGATGTTGAAAACCCGGGCCAGGC